AGTTCAACAGTGGCCAACTCCGAGTCAGAGAGATTACAAAGGGGGCAGTGGAACAATCCGGGAGAAAGACGGGAAGTATTATCGTCAGAGCAACAAGACGGGAACGAAATACGGAGTGAGATTGGACGCACTGATAGAGTATCAACACAAGAAAATGTACCCAACCCCGGCAGCTCACGAAGGGAGACTGGGATATCAGAGGAGAGATACCGGGAAGAAGGGAACACAGAAGAGTCTAACAACGATAGTGATAGACGAAGAGGGTGGCAGAGAGAAAACAACTGGGCAGTTGAACCCGACGTGGGTCGAGTGGCTCATGGGATACCCAAGCGGGTGGACAGACTTAAATCACTCGGAAACAGTCTCGTCCCCCAAATCCCCTACTACATCGGACAAACAATCTTAGAGGTAATGAATGCAGAAACTGATTAAAGAAACTCTAGCTATAGCTGCACAGGTTGTAGCCAAGACTGAAAACAAAAGAACAAAATTAACGAGGCGAATGTTACTTAATGATTTAAAGATGATCAAGTTAAATTTAATGTTAATGCAGGATGAAAATGATTCTAAACGATAGACATGCAGAGAAAGTTGTGACTATCTTTGGTCCACCTGGTACAGGTAAAACAACACGATTATTAAATATAGTAGAAGAAGAAATTAATAATGGCACAGCCGTTGATAAGATTGGTTATTTTTCTTTTACAAAGAAAGCTGCATTAGAAGCTATTACAAGAGCCGTCCTTAAATTTAGATTAGATAAAAAAGATTTTACATACTTTAGAACTCTACATAGTTTAGCTTATCATCATCTTAATTTAAAACCAGCCGATGTTATGAGTGATTTAAATTACCGTGAAGTATCTGATTGGTTACAAATTAAAATTAATAATCCAAACAAATCTATTAATGATCTTGGTATCTCTACACCAAAAGATGTTTATCTTACTTTGATAGACCAATCAAAGATTCAAGGAGTGTCATTAGAAAATCAATTTTCAAGAAGTGGTATGCACATTGACGGAGGGTTTGATCGTTTAAATTATATTGATAAAGGAATTAAACAATACAAAAAGAAACATAAGCTCTTTGATTATACCGATATGATTTTAGAATTTATTGAAATGAATAGTGCTCCTCGTTTAGATGTAGTGATCATTGATGAAGCCCAAGATTTAAGTTTGATACAATGGATAATGGTTGAACAAATTATTCGTCAAGCTAAACGTGCTTATATTGCAGGCGATGATGACCAAGCTATTTTTAATTGGGCAGGTGCTGACATGGGCAGGTTAGGTAAGTTAAAATGTAAAAGAGAAATATTAAATAAGTCTTATCGTATTCCAGGTAAGGTTCATACCATTGCACAAAAGATTATTACTCCTATAGTTAATAGGGTGGAGAAAGAATGGCAGCCAAGGGAAGAAGAAGGCAGTGTTCTATACCACCGAACACGATTAAACAATCATATGGATTTAACCGATGGTACTTGGTTAATCTTAGCACGAACAAATTATTTATTAGATCAGTTGGCCGAGGATCTTAAAACAAGAGGATTGTTTTTTGAAAGATATAATCGCTCCAGTGTGTCAGAAAAAATGTTAAATGCTATCATTGGTTGGAAACAAATACAAGAAGGAGGTTGTATTCCTTTTAAAGTATTAAAAGATGTCTACTATTATATGTCAGGTAATAATCATATCGCTCATGGACATAAAGAGCTGCGAGGGGCTAACGAAGAAAAAGATTATGATCATGATACATTAGTATTAGATCACGGGCTCAATGTTCATAAGGAAAGACCCTGGTATGTAGCATTAGATACTATCCCGGAAGCACAACAGATATATATTAATGCAGCTTTACGAAGACAGAAAAGTTTTAATGTATCGAAAAATATAAAATTATCTACGATTCATGCAGCTAAGGGTGGTGAAGCTGACAATGTTATGATACTAACAGATCTACCAAAAAAAGTTGATGACAACTATTTTTTGCAACAAGATGACGAGAGGCGAGTGTTTTATGTGGGGGTTACTAGAGCAAAGAAATCATTACACATTATTGAATCAGAATCTACTCGAGAGTTTAGAGAGATTTTTTAAATGATATCCAAAGAAATTTTAGAAGAAGCAAGTACATTAATAGGTGGCGATCGCAATGACGACTATGGCGATAAGCTTACTAATCATCAGAACATTGCTGCGTTGTGGTCTGTTTTCCTCCGCAAGAATATCACTCCCCATGATGTAGCAATGTGTATGGCTTTAGTTAAAGTGGCGAGGCTAATGCATGCACATAAAAAAGATAGCTATTTAGATATGGCTGCTTATGCTGCTATCGCAGGCGAGATAGAAGCAAGAACAAATAAAAAAAATAGATCATTTGAATCTGAAGGAGAAAAGCGAGGAAGAGAAACACAAGAATATATAAAAGGAAAATCATGAGGCAACCATCTTTATTCCAAGCACCTAGTGAGTGGATACCACCAGAAAATATACCTAACTTAGAAGACGCAAAAGAAATTGCTATTGATTTAGAAACTCACGATCCAGGATTAAAAACTACAGGACCCGGTTGGGCTACCAAAAAAGGAATAGTTATTGGTGTAGCGTTGGCCGTGGAGGGTTGGAAAGGATACTTTCCTCTTGCTCATCCTGGCGGTGGTAACTTTGATGTAAAAGTTTTTACAAGACAATTAAAAAAGATATTGGATTTGCCATGTGATAAAATATTTCACAATGCGATCTACGATATTGGTTGGTTAAGTGCCATGGGTCTTGAAGTAAAAGGCAGGATTATAGATACAATGATTGCTGCACCTTTGATTGATGAGAATAGAAGAAGCTATTCTTTAAAAGAAGTAGCCCAGGAATACATAGGAGAAACTAAATCAGAAGCTGGCTTGTATGAAGCTGCAAAAGATTTTGGTGTCGATGCGAAAGCAGAAATGCATTTACTCCCAGCTATGTATGTTGGTCCTTATGCCGAGCAAGATGCAGCAGTGACTTTAAAACTGTGGCAAGCTTTAAAGGTAGAAATTATTAAACAAGAATTAACATCGGTATTTAATTTAGAGTCAGAGTTATTACCCGTTTTATTTCAAATGAAAAAGAGAGGAGTTCGAGTTGATATTGAGAAAGCAGAACGTGTTAAAGAAGATTTTAAGAATTCAGAGAAGAAGATATTACATAGCTTACATAAAGAGTGCGGTTTTGAGATGGAGATTCTCTCTCCGTTGTCAATTCAGAAAGCTTTTGACAAGCTTAAAATAAGTTACAACAGAACAGAAACAGGACTACCTAGCTTTGATAAGAACTTTTTGTCAACACATTCTAGTCCCTTTGCACAACGAATAGTACATGCAAGAGAGATGAACAAAGCTCATACAACTTTTATTGATTCTATTTTGAAACATGCACATAAAGGACGCATCCATGCGGATGTAAACCAATTAAGATCGGACACAGGTGGGACTATTTCTGGTAGATTAAGCATGCAAAATCCCAACTTGCAGCAAGTTCCTGCAAGAAATCCTAAAGTTAGTCCTAAAATAAGACAATTATTTATCCCTGAAGAGGGTCAGAAGTGGGGGATCTTTGATTATTCACAGCAAGAACCACGATTATTAGTCCATTATGGGGCTGTAATAAGCGATAGAATAGAATTAGAAGGGGTATCTACCCTAGTAAAGGGCTACACAGAGGAGGATATTGACTTCCACCAAGCTGTTGCAAACATGGCAAACATAGACCGTAAGCAAGCTAAAACAATTAACTTAGGGATGATGTACGGAATGGGTAAAGGCAAACTCATGAGCGAATTAGGGCTAGATAAAGAGGATATTGATAAAGTGTTCAAACAGTACCACTCTACAGTGCCTTTTGTTAAAGAATTAACCGATTTAACTATGCGTAGAGCATCTGAGAAGGGGTGTATTAGGACTATTATGGGTCGTAAATGCCGTTTTCCTTTATGGGAACCCAATTACTTTGGTCTTCATAAAGCTTTACCTAGAGAGCAAGCAGAGGTAGAATATGGGGGCATGAATAAAATCAAACGTGCTTGGACATATAAAGCCTTGAATAGATTAATACAAGGATCAGCAGCCGATCAAACAAAAATGGCTATGGTCAAATTATATAGAGAAGGGTTCCTTCCTATGATCCAAGTGCATGATGAGTTAGACATGTCGTTTTCTTCTGAGGAAGAAAAGAAAAAGATCATTGAGGTAATGGAACATGCATTAGACTTACGAGTTCCATCAAAGGTTGACGCCGAGATTGGTCCGTCGTGGGGCGAGGCTGAATAGAAAACATCAAAAAGGTTTTTTAAATCATCTCCGAGCTTTACAATGGCTCACAGATAAAGAGTATTTTGTTTTTGATAATGTAAGTGGGCTTGGACCATGCGATGTTATTGCTTTAGATACTAAAGGAAATACAATTCTTATTGATGTAAAGAGTGTCTCTTACAGAAAGAATGGTTCTGTCATTTATAGAATGGTTAATAAACAACAGAAATTAATGGGAATAAAATTACTCATGGTAACTAAAGAAGGAAAGTGCTACTTTAATAAGTCATGATTAAAGTTTTTATATTATTGTTGATGATGCATTCTCCTGGTATGCCTAGTATTAAATACCAAGCTTTTATTTTACCAAGTCTAGAGGCATGTGAACAAGAAAGAATTGTAAGAGAAAATATGACACATGAAGTTGCAAGGCAAAAAAGTGTTAATCCTATATGGATTAAAACAGAATGTATTGAGATGGATATGTTTCCATCTGAAATTTAATCTAGTTTTTTATTTATTTGTTTAAGTTGTTCTTCTATCACCGCTAGTCGTGCATCAATACGCAGCATATCAAAGTCTTTTATATTTGATTCAAGGGCCGTGACCCGTGATGAAAGCATCCCATTTGTAAAAGCGATACCACCTACGATGCAGGCTATCCATATCCAATCACGCATGCTTAGCATTAGTTACTATTATAGTAACTTGCTAAAGCCTGATCTACTAAAGGATTTGTTGTATTGTTATTACCAAAATAATTAGTCCCTGATTCTAAAAGACCTTGATTAAACAATTGATTAATAAGATTAGAATCTAAATTATATCCAGCTCCTTGCAAAGCCGTGCTTGTTTTTTGATCTTGTACATCTCTTGAAGTTCCATCAGGCAGGGTGTCTGCAGCTACTGCATCTAATAATGCTTGCTCTTCAAGAGATATATTATTTTGTCCAAAAAGATTATTATTTAATGTTTGATTAGTTAATGGTGTGTTAGGATATGCATGATTAAAATGACGGCTAACTCCCATATTATCTAAATTTTGTATCTGCTCATCAGTTAATCGTGTTTGATTATTTATAGCTTCTTCTCTTAGTTTTTGTTTCTTTTCTTCATCAAAGAAGAAAGGATTATCTAATTTTGTAAAACTAGGATCTAAATTTTTCATTAATTCTGCTTGTACCAAATCATCATACCCTAATGATAAAGCAGTATCGCCTACTTCTCCACCGGGATAAATATAGTTTGGATCTATACCTTGGCTTTCAAGAATTTCATCGGCGCCAGAAGGTTTCGTTATTGAAGGAACTAAATCAGATATAGTTACTTCTTCTATTGGAGCATTAAAAGAATCTTGTCTATAGTTAGGGTCTCTACTTCTTCCACCAAAGAAAGGATCTTCTTCATTGGCTCCGTAATTCATATCTAATGGGTAACGAACACCCGGCATGTCTTGTAAGTTGTAAGGTATATCTTTATCTTCTGCACCAAGAAAACTTTTTATTGCATTGATTGTTGGTAATCCTTTTTGTATCGCTGATTGTATAGGATACATTTTTCCATAAGCATCCCCTCCTGTGTTTTGTAATTTTCTTGTTGGATCTGAAAAGTCTTGATCTTTTGTTTCATCAAAGATTGTTCTTCCTCTACTATTCATTACAGGATTTCCTGAACCTGTATACACTATTCTACCTGATGAATCACGTTGCACGCCATCACTTTTAGCAGCTCTTGCATATCCTAAGTTTGTAGTAAATTTATTTAAACGAGAACGTAGATCTTTAGCTGTGTCTGTATCTCCCTTATTAAGAGCATTTTGTATACGACGATCTAAACTTCCAACACTTTGTTCTAAACCTTTAATCTTATTGGCTTTCTGAGAAGCCATAATTCCTTTTTCACGGCCTGTACTAGAACCACCTGTTCTTATATCAGCGTTACTATTACCACCACTACGTGCTCGATCTATATTTCTACTTGATATCTGATTAGCTTTTGCTTTTTTTGCAGTACGTCTGTTAGACACACGTTTAGCAGTAGCTTTTCTTTTAGCACTTGCTTTTCCGCCTCTTCGTCCCCTAGCCATTAAATTCTCCTCTCTGCTATAGCTTCAGTTATATCAATGTTTCCACTTTTTGCAAGTTGTGATCTGTCAGATGAATTAATTAAAGCAGCAAAATCTTTAGATGATTGATTATTATTATTTGTAGTAGGTACTATTGGCTGTCGGTTTGGATAAACTGCACTTACATTAGCCCCATAAGCATCGCTAGCTGTAGGATTTACAATATTAGGAGTACGATCTTCTTCTCTAATATCTAGTTCTAAAGGCATATCAAAAATTCCTTCTGGATTATTAAATAAATCTTGAGAGATAAAAGATCTATAAATATCATTAGATAAACGATTAAATAAAGGAATAGGATTAGGTTGATTTCTAAGTAAAGAATTATTAAGCATTACCTTTTTAATAAAATCAGATACTTTTAAAGGTGCTGCTTTATTATTTTTTATTCTAGCAAATTCAAATTTAGATAATCGTTTACCCACAACTTTATTAATTTCTGCTTTACTTAAGCCTAAATTTTCTGCAGCTTTAAGTTTTCTATATAAAACTTTATCACTTTCTTTTTTTAATTCATTAGTTTTTTCATAAGCTTTAACAATTTCTTTAACAGATGAGCTTGGATCTCTTGCTACTTTTTCAAATATTCTTTTAGCAGCCTTTGTATTTTTTTGATTATCTGTTATTTTAAATTGTAGTCCTTGTTCAATAAAAGGATTTTGTAGAACCTACGCCCGATAAATAAGTTCTATATATTTGCTTCAGTGAACCAGGAGCTGCACGTTTTAATAATTCTTTTATAGCTTTAAATCCTTTTGTTCCAGGTCCATCTAATTCATTCCATATTTCTACACCTCTTTTGTTTTTACCTCCTCTTGCAAATACATCTCCGTAATACTCAGTGATAATACTTTCAGAGAAAAAGGGTTGAAGAAATTCTTTTCCCGCTTGATAAGTAGCACTTCCTACTATCCCGGATAAAGTTTTTTCATCTGTTACACCTTTATCTATGGCATTCATTGCGGCACGAAGAGGGCGAGTTAAAAAATCATAAGCATTACTATGTGAATAATCCATATAATAAATTTGCCCTCCTTGTTTAATTGGAATAATAGTAGAGTTTTCAGACCATGTAGGAAGAAATTCTTTTAAAGAATTAATAGTTTCATTTGTTACTCCTGTTACAAGTTGTGCTCCCTCTTGTATTATTTTTCCTGAACCTAAACCAAATGCTCCTACCCCTAGTAATC